AACAGCGCGGAGAGAAAGCCTGACACGGCATCACTCCGCCTTCTTGCTGCTGTCCTTCGCGAAGATGAGTCCGATGCCAGCGATGAGCGCCGCAATGAGCGCGGGCCAATCAGGGTGCGTAGTGTCGCTGCCGTCCGTCAGCGCCGTCAGCGCCGCGCCGCCCGCCACCATGATGGCGGCGATGCCAGCGCCCGTAGTCCGCCATGACTTGCCTTGCAGGTTCATCGTTCGCTCCTTTCGAGTCGGGCTTCGATCTTGTCCAGCCGCGCGTTGGCGGCTCCTTGCTGCGTCACGATCTGCATGAGCAGGCGGTCGTGATGGAGCCATGCCGTCAGGACAGAGCCGAAGATGGCTGCTGCCAGCGACAGGATGGCAACCCAATCGCGGACCGACAACTTAACCGTCATGTCTCGCTCCAGCGTCATGGCATCAGGCTATCAAGTCCGCGCCCGGTGTCCATCATGGTTCGCACGCCCCGTCCATTGGGTTGACCGCGCTGAACTCCGCCCGCAATGCCCCATCCGTGGCGCGGACGAGGAACAGGTGGACGATGGTGTTGGTGGGTATTGGCTTCACCTCAAACCCCGGGTGAGCCGCCACCGAAATGCCGTCGGCTGCGTCAACGCCGACGCCATACGCCAGTGCCGTCGTGTTCGCAAACTCCAGCACGTTCCACGCATCCCCTTGCGCCGTGCTGGTGAGGCCGTTGGTGACCGTCGTGACGGTCACGTCCGTGGCCGTGGTAACTACGCGCACTTGCTGCCACGCGTACCGCCACACAGCCTTGCCGCTCAGGCGCGTGGCGCTTGTGATCCGGGCGTGCAGCATCCGCCGCGTGCCGCCCGCCGACTTGTCGTATTGCCCGACCTCTTGCCCGTCGCCGCTCACCACGCCGTATATCTCCGACCACGTGGCCGGGGTGAGCGCGCCAAGTCCTCGCGTGATGCGCGGCTTCATCACATACACGAACCAAGCGAGGAGAAGGACGCCGTAAGCGGGAATGGCTGGCGGGCCATCACGTGCCGGGCGGTCGCGTTGCCGTTCGCGTCCGGGGCGTTGAGCAGCGGCTGGCCGTCCACGTCGCGTGCGCAAATCTGCCGCAGGTGGAACGCCCCGTCGTACAGGAAGCGGTAACGCACTTCGTACTGTCCGCTCTCCAACTGCGACGAAGTGGCCCCGATGAACAGGACGGACCCCGCCGGAAAGCCCTTGAAGTCGCCGCTGTTGCGCCGCCCAAGGACTCCCATCACTGCGCCAACGCTGTCCGTCGCGCGCGTGGCGCGGACGATGATCTCCGTCTGAAAGACCGTGGCGCTCACTGGCTCCCCGCACGCGTCCACGGGCGTGCCGCCGATGTCGCCGTTGCCCGGGCTGGTTGCGTTAGGCCACGTCGCTCCGACACGGAACACGTCCACGAACGTGACGCTGGTGCTCATCTCCGTGGCGCACGTTGCGTTGTTCGCGTCCGTGTCGCGCGAATACGAGTATGTAACGCTGCCCGTCCACACCTTCCCAACGGCGTCTTGCACGGACCGCACTTCACGCCCGGTGGCGTTGGCTTGGATGCCGTCGATGGTCAATTTGTCGCCAATGGCTGGCAGCGACGAAAGCGCCGTCGCCGCCGTCACGACCGCATCGGCATCGTCGCGAATGACGTACTCAGCGGACGCCGAGCGCGAGTCGTTCTCCCCGGACGATTGCGTGAGCGACACGATGTTGGCGACGATTGCCATTAGGTCAGCACTCCTGCGAAGGCTCCGGTGTTGGCCGCGATGGTTGCGAGATAGTCATTGTTGGACTTCAGCAGTGCCGCCATCTCCGCGTCGTACATACTGACGCCCGCCACCGACTGCGCGCGAAGGCTCTCGCCTTGCTCGTCAGCAAACACCACGCCGCTGCCTGCTGCACGGTCGCTGCCAACCATCGCCGTCATGCTGGCGGAGATGCTGCCCAGCAGCGCCGTCTGCTCCTCGGATTCTGTGAGTAGGCTGCGCTGCATCTGTTCGCCTGCCGACACCATGCCCGCCAACTTCATCCCGCCAAGCGCGGTGTCTAGCGTGTCGGTGACGGCTTGCGCGTCCTCGGCGGCCTTCGTCTTTGCCTTGTCCGCATTCTCTAGCGCGGCGATCTCCGCCTGCATGGCAAGCGCCTTTGCCACTTGCTCGTCGGACGCGCCCTTGTCTTGCAGTTGCTTCTTGAGGAAGCCCGCTTCGCCCAACTTCAACTTGTCCAGTTGGTCGGTCAGGTCTTGCAGCGTGTTTGCCACGTCCTCTTGGTTGGCCTTCAGTCGCTCGGCCTCGGTGATCTGCGCTTCGATGTCCAGCGTGCGCTGCAACGCGTCCTCCAGCGCCTCGCCTGCCAAGCCCATGCCCTCTAACTGCCGCCGCAGCAGTTCCTCGCTGGCCCCTTGCGCCTCCAGCAAGCGATCTTCAAGTGCGTCGAAATGCCCCTTGACCGCCTCGTCCACCTTGGCCGCATCAAGGATCGACTGCAACTGCATCGCCTGCTCAATCTGATCGTCGGTGGCTCCGAGTTGCCTCATCTTCTCGCGGAGGATCAAGGCTTCGCTCATGCCGAGTTGGTCTACCTTGGTCTGCAGGTCGCTGATGGTCGCCGCGATGTCTTCGCGTGCTTGCTTCTGCTTCTCCAGCACGTCTAGTTCCTCGGTCAGCGCGCGCACGCGCTCCGCGTCTGCTGCCGCCATGCCGTGCTTTGCGACGGCCTCATACTCAGCCCACTCTGCAGCGGTCATGTTGGCCTTGGCGATTTGGTCGTTGAGGTCAGCGATGACTTCGTGCGCCTTCTGCTCTCGCTCCAGCAGCGCGATGCGCTCCTGCAACCCGCGCGCCTCGTTGAGTTGCGCGTCCGTTGCCCCTGCCTTCTGCATCTTGGAAAGCATGGCGGCGTCGTCGCCTACCTCGAGCGTCTGCAACTTGTCGCGCAGGCTCTCCAAGTCTTGCTCCACTTTCTTCATCGACGCCTTGTCTGCCATCACGGGCAGCGCCGCCGGACTGCCTTCCATCGCTTCGGTCTGCTTCTGCCACGACTGCCCGATGTGTTCCATCACCGCCACGGTGGCGTTCGGGTTCACGGCGTCAATGCCGCGCTGCAATGCTTCCGCAGCATCGCCGCCTGCGGCCTTCGCGGCTTCGCCTGCAGCGCCGAGTGCCACCGACGCGGCTTCGCCAATCGCTTCGCTCACACTGTGCGCCGCCCCGAGCAGCCATTCAACGCCGTAAGCAACCGCCTGCACCACCTTCAGCACGCCACCGAGCGCGCCCATGATGACGGTGACGATGACGCCACCGATGGCTTGCACGACGTTCCACACCACGGCGAACGCGTTCACGATCAAGGCGACCACGTCGTAGACCACTGCCAGCGTAATGGCGATGCTCTGCAGCCCGCCAATCAGCGCGCCCGGGTCTGCCGTGAACATCTCGGTGATGGACGTCGCCAAGTCCGACAGCACTGGTGCCATCTGACTTGCAAACATCGTTTTCATGTTGTCGAACGACTTGGCTGCTGCCTCCACCTTGTCGTTCGTGGCAGCCAACTGCTCCACCATCTGCTTCGGGATGACCAACTTGCGCGCGTTCTCTTGTGCTTCGCGCAGCGACTCCGCCGTGGCATTGACGGCAGGTGCAAGCCCTATCCCTGACTTGCCAAACAGGTCGCGCAGCATGGCAACACGCTGCCCCGACGAGCCGAGTTCGCGCACACGGCTGATGACCTGCTCCAACGCTTGGTCGGGCGTGGCGCTGGCGAGTGCGCTGAAGTCAAGTCCCAGCCGCTGAAAGCCGGCTTGCGCTTCCTCTGACCCGTCTACCGCCTCTTGCAACTTGATCGACAACCGCGCCGCTGCCGTTTCAATCACGCCTGACGCCACGCCGACTTCGTGATAGGTGTGGTTGAGGCGCTGGAACTGTTCGACGCCCATGCCTGCCATCAAGGCTTGGTCCGCCAACATATCCATCGCCTTTGCCTGCGACCGTGTCAGCATCAACGCGCCTGCCGTCGCAGCGACGAACCCTGCAGCCACCAAGCCGATTGGCCCGACTGCCTTGCCCACGGACAGCCCGAACACTTGGAACTGCGAAGACTGCAAGGCAATCATCTTGCCAAGTTTGCGCGCTTCGTCGCTTGCTGCCTTTGCCTTCTGCTGGAAGCCTTGCAACGACGGCAGGCGCAGCGCCGCCTGCCCCTTCGTCATGTCGATGCCCATGCCGCGCAGCCTGCCGCGCAACGACTCCTTGCGCTGGTTCGACGCGATGGTGCCCTGCAGCGCCTTCTGCGCTGCCTGCGTTGCAACAGTTGCCGCCGTGACTTTCTCTTGCGCTTTGGCTACGTCCTCGGTGGCGCGTTGGAGCACCTTGGCTTTGTTGGCGGCAGACAAGAACTGCCCGGTGAACGGGTCGCGTCCTTTCGCTGCCTTGGCACGGAATGCCTCTGCGCCTGCAAGCCGCTCCACGGCAGCGCGCTGCGCGTTGATGGCGTCTGTGACCTTCTTGCGTGCGCCCGAAGTGTCAACCATTGACAGCGCCTGCGCTGCCTTGTTCGGGTCGATGCCTTCCTTCGCCAGCATGGCGCGCGCCATGCCGATGTTCTTGCGGACGCCCTTGGCGCTGGCGAGTTCCTGCTGCGCAGCCTTGCTCTCCTTGATGGCTTTGGTCAGTTTGGCTTGCTGCTCGGCTGCTGCCTTTACGCCGCCGTTGAAGGAGTCCCACATCGTGCGCATCCCGCCAACCAACTCCTTCAGCGTGGACGCCCGCGCGTAGATAGCGTCAACGCCCGGGATGTTGGCGGCAACAGACGATGCTGCCTTGCTTGTGCTGTCGGTGAACTTCTTGACTTGCTCTTGGCCGCGCTTCAGGCCCTGCTCAAGCCCGCGCGTGGACGCGCCGACGTTGACGAACAGGTTTCCTACCGTTGCCATAGTCAGCCTTTCGCGGCAGCGTCCTTGGCTGCAGATTGCGCCGCCAGCATCTGGAACATGGCAAGCGCCTTCATTTCGCCGCCCGGGTCATTGTCGGGCAGGAAGGGCATGAAGTCCACCGTCTTGAACGGCTTGCTGCCCTTCTTCCGGTTGGCGTTCGCGAACAACGCGCACAGCATTGCCATGTTGTAATCAGTTCGCCACGCGCCAATCGGCTCCACGCGGTCGAAGGCCAACCATTCGGTCAACTCTGCCGATGACACGCGGTCCAGCAGTTCGGCCACTGTGCAGCCAAGGGCGAGTGCGAGGCGGAAGTAGAACCGCCGCGCCCCGCCCTTAGTCAGTCCTCCTGCAGTTCCTCAATCTCAGTGCTGCCAAGTCCCGACAGCCGCTGCGCCACGGTGAACAGCGCGTCCAGCACCTGCGCTGGCAGCGCGCCGAGTTCGCCTTCCTCGGCGTCGGTGAACAGGCGCGCCCCCGCCTCGTCGCAGATTGATCGGACGAGCAACTTGGCGCGGATGTTCTCCGTGGACAGGACGCGCTGCTTGCCGCGCTGCACGAAGCACGCGTTCTCGAACGAGTCCCGTTCCTTGCCCGTCAGTCCGCGCACGAAGATGGGCGCATCAAGGCCATCGACCTTGACGCCTTCGATGACGAGCCGAGCCTTCAGCGCAAGCAGTGTGGCTTTGTCGGTGTGCATGGCCTCACTCTATCACGTCCGGTTCAGGTACGCCACCGTGACCGCGCCCGTGATGCGGATGGTGTAGGTCACGCTCACCGCGCCGTCCACAGCGGCTTCCATCGCCGTGTTCTGCACGTAGCCGTCGAACGCCAGCGTGACGCCGTCCTTGCCCGCGTCGGCGTTGCCGAAGATGACCTTCATGGCCGTCGGCGTGGAGTTCCCGCTGGACGGCAAGGTCGGGTTGAGCCCGGTTCCTGCGGTCATAAAGGCGGTGACTTCGACGGTGCCGCCGTCCATGGTGCCGAGGACGTACTGCTTTGCCGTGTCGTTCAGCGCCGTTACGTCGATCTCCGCCGCGCTGATGCCGCTGAACGAGATGGACTGAATGTCGCCCTTGACGGGCTGCGTCGAAGCCGTCAGGTCGGCGTTCGTCGACGGGTTGATGAACCGCGTGTTGTATGCGCTGATTGCCATGTGGCGCGTCCTTTCGGGTCAGGCGATGGTGACCGAACCCGTGATGCGCAGCGTGTACGTGTGCGTCACCGCGCCGTCCACTCCTGCCTCAAACGCCACGTTCTGCACGTACCCGGAGAACGTCACCGATGGCCCCGCTGCACCGAAGCGCAAGATGTACGCCGTGGGAGTGCCGTCGCCGCTCACCGGGAGCGTCGGGGCTGTGGTCGTGGTGAAGCACTGGATCTCCACGGTGCCGCCGTCCATCGTGCCGAGAACGTACTGCTTGGCCGTGCTGGAGAGGAAGGTCACGTCGATTTCGGCAGCACTGATGCCACTGAACGAGATGCTGGTGACCTCGCCAATGATTTCGTTATTCCCGGTGGTGAACTGCGTGCTGTATGCGCTGATTGCCATTGTGGTCCCTTACTTGGATGCGTACATGACGCTAAAGACTGTCGTGTGCAGGTACACGCCGCTTGCTTCGCCAGCCTGCGGAGCCATGTACGCCGTGACTGACCGCGAGTGTAAGGCGTGCTGAACCACCGTGGAAGCGTCCTCACCACTCCACCCGTCCAGCGCCTTCAGCACTTGAAGCGCCACGGCCTGCGCCGACGCCGCCGTGGCTGCAACGGCCACGATCTCCAAGTCGGCTTTCCATGCCACCGCCTTGCCGAGCGTCTTGAGGGCTTCCTCGTTGTTGATGCCAAACACCACCGCAGGCAGCGGCGAGTCCTGCGCCCGCGACTCCGGGAAGATGCGGGCGGCGCTGCCGCCAATCAGCCCGGTCAGGGCCGTCTGCGCAGCCAGCCGCGCCCGCACCAGTGCCTGCACGTTCACGGCTGCGCCTTTCCGATCTCTTGGCGCAGCACCGCAAGGAAGCGCCGCTCTGCCGCCGTGCGGTTCTGCTCAAACGCCGGGCGCATGAATGGCCGCTCGGCAATCCGCCGCGCCCTGACCTTGCGCCCGAAGAAATGCGTAAGCCGGAAGCCATACTCAATCAAGTGTGCCAGCGAAGCCCGCACCCATAGCGGCGGCATCTTGTTGGGGTCTTGCTTCGGTGCCGTGCCGCGCGGCCTGCCGTAGAAGACTGCCAGACGTCCTTTGCTGTAGTACCGCGACCCCTTTGCCCGCTGCAACTTGATGCTGATGCGGCTGGCGATGGCTTCGCGCGTGCGCGTGGTTCCGCCTGCCTTGGACGGCACGCCCAGCACGTTCTGCTTTGCCGCCTTCTGAATGATTTCCAGCGACGGCTTGACCGCCCGCACGAACATGGCTTCTTGCACGCGCTTGGCAAGGTCGTTCATGTTGCGCTGCACGCGTTCGGTGCCTGTGACCTTGACGCTGATCTCGCCGCTGCTCATGCGCGCGCGCTTCACAGCATCACCTCTGCCACGATTTCGGTGAACCGCCGCTTCACGTCCATGCAGCGCACCGCCTTGGCGTTGAAGTCCTTGCCGCGCCAGCGCAGGCGCACCCGCTCGGTGTACGGCTTGCAGTCCGTCGACCGGACTAC